ATGAATGTCTAAGCACAAGGCTCTTGCCTCATTTGGATGAGTCATTTCAAGAGCAAAGCTAATCTTAGCTAAACCCAAACCCTTAATTTTATCCACAATACTATCTCTCTTTTTTACATGGTACTTCTTTGTTGTTAGATAAAAATCTTTTGGATTAGCAAAAAACTTATCCTTAAAAGCCCAAATATATTCTGTTCTATTGTTATGTAATCCTACTCCAGATTTATGTAGTTTTTCTTTAAGAGTATCTTTATTGTCTGTCCATTCATCAAAATTTTTAATAGCATTATATCCCCTAACATTGCCCTCCCATGTGGTATGAACGCTGCAAAAAGCAAAAAGATACCTTCTGAATATGTCGTCTGTATTCTTAGGCTTTACTGTTTCCCAATATTCTTTATATGACACAATCTTGTCTTTGGGAAAATTGTCAAAGAATTTTTGAGCTTTGGTCTTATCCATCACTACTGGCTTTTTTACAACTGGAGTAGCTGGAACTAGAGAATCAGAAGGAACTGCTGAATCAGATGGGGTTACGGAATCAAGCATTGAATCTCCAAATAAAAGGGGCCAACCAATATTGTCTTTTCGTATTCTACACTAGCTCTATCGGTTTGTCAAGCCCTCTAACATGAGATATTCTCGCCGTTGTTAGTAAAAGTTTTAGAATGAAGCTGTGAATTCTTTTGGAATAACTAGCTGAATTCCTAGACTCTTACTAACAAAAGCGAAAATATTTTAATCTAAAAATAATGAATCTGTGAATTAGTTTTACTAATAAATCTCTGAATTATTTAAAAGATTAAATGTTGTTTGGAAAAAGGTGGGCTGAAAATATTACCCTCTACCAGAATGACGTATTGAATTCTTTTGGAATAACGATCTGAATTCTGATAGAGAGCAATATAATATAATTTCAAAAATAATGATAATGTGAATTAGTTTTACTAATGATAGGCTGAATTATTTAAGAAATTTAATTTGAGAATCTAATTGATTGTTGGGGGGGTTTTTATCTTCTGGTTGGTTGGGAATATCAAATGATTTTGGGGGCTTCATCAGTAAAATCTCGGGATGATCCTTTAGTAGGAAGTATATTGATTTTGCATCGCACATATCAGACATTCGCATTGTTTGTTTCTCCTTTGTTTCTTTTTATATTCTACAGTGGTCTTATCTGTTTGTCAAGCCCTAGTATGAGATATTCTCGCCCTTGTTAGTAAAAGTTTTAGAATAATGATCTGAATTCTTTTGGAATGACACCCTGAATTCCTAGACTCTTACTAACAAAAGCGAAAATATTTTAATCTAAAAATAATGAACCATTGAATTAGTTTTACTTAATGAGTGTCTGAATTATTTAAAAGATTAAATGTTGTTTGGAAAAAGTGAGCTGTAAAATATTACCCTCTACCAGAATGACGCTGTGAATTCTTTTGGAATAACGCCATGAATTCTGATAGAGAGCAATATAATATAATTTCAAAAATAATGAACACATGAATTACTGTTAGTAATAAGTCCCTGAATTATTTAAGAAATTTAATGTTGTTTGAAAAGTTTCTTTCTATATGAGTGGTGGTGGATGTTGTAAGTTTTGATAAAAATAATCTAAAAAATAATGATCTACTGAATTCTTTTTGGAATAAAGGCGTGAATTATTTAATAGATTACTTGTATCTGAAAAAGTGAGCTGTAAAATATTGCCCTCTACCAGAATGATGGAGTGAATTCTTTTGGAATAACAGAGTGAATTCTGATAGAGAGCGATATAATATAATTTCAAAAATAATGAGACTCTGAATTAGTTTTACTAATGATCCTATGAATTATTTAAGAAATCAAAAGTTGTTTAAAAACATTAATAAGTTCAAAAATTGATCTACAATATTGTTTCCTGTACTTTAGAAAAAGAGAATCTTCATAATCTGTAAAGTGACCCCTAGAAGCTGTTCTTTCATAAGTTTCTCCATACTGATCAACTAATGATACTTTCCTCTTCAAGTTTACAGTGCTGTCTTCTATCTTAGCCATTTTAATGATATAGTTTCTCATACCATGATAAGCAAGATTGCTTCTGCAAACCCCACCCTTTCTATGATTTGGAGTCATACAAAGAACATATCTTTTAACAAAATAGTTACTTGGCAGATTACCAGTATCTGGAAATAGTCTTAAGTTCCCCTCATCATCTCTGAATATTGATAAGATTGAATCCATTTGAACCATATGATTCTTGATCTTTTTAACATTAACAGTTCCCGGTTTTCCTATCCTAGATGTTTTTTTAAACAATTCAAGTCCAAATACTTCTCGGGCTGTGGGAGACAAATTATCATAAATATGTTCTATATTCTTTACGATATAGTCTGAGTTATTATCTTGGTAACCATACCGTCTAGCAATATTCAATAGTTGATTTGTGAAATCTTTCCAGTCCCACCCCAATTTAACTGTATCTGTTATTTCAAACGATTCGCGAGGCTTCATTAATGAGTCCAAAATCTCACGATGTTTATCTAGTAAATGATATATTGATTTTGGATCATTCGGGTCAGATTTTGGTAATCCAGAAGAACTTATTGCTCTTGGAGTCGATTGTCCAGAAACGAATCTTAGAGTAATACCTTTTAATTCTAAACTGTTATAAAGTTCGATTAGTTGTGCTGCTGTAAAGGGTTGAGATAAAGACTTTATTGATCTTGGAACTGCAAGATGAGCAGCTTCGCAGATTAATAGTGTTCCAGACGGTAATTTTTCTGAGAGCTTTAATACTTCTTCGTGAGTAATTACATTACAGGTATCTGTTTTTGGATGAAAAATAGTAGCGGTGTTTTTACCAAAATCAAGAACCACCATGCTTTCAAGCATTTTTTTACGGTCTTTATTTTTTTTATCTCTTGTTATTATAGAAGTTGCGGTCATTGTAAATAAAATCTTTCGTTAGGGTTAAAACTTTTTAGATGCTGATAACATACCAATATCTCTTCTGTACTATAGTATACCGTTCGTGAGTTTTGTCAAGTAGGCGTTTTCATTATGTATCCCTTTCTTCACCGTGCAAATATTTAAAGGTTGGAAACCTCAAAGAAATTCCACCATTTTGATTTTTAGTTTCTTCAAAATATTGGATAGTAGCAATCTTACCAAGAATCTTTTTTGGGTTTTTATAAAATTCTTGTCTCTGGTCTACAGTAAACCCAGAACCTACCCCAACCGAATTCCCCTTGTGATGAATAATTATACTAGATAGCATAGTTTCTTCGTATTCTTTACCCTCTTTAAGATACCTAAATTTACCCATCTCCGTATCCATAATCTGGTATTCATCATCAAAGAAAGATTTTTGTTTGAGTAAATCTTTGCTCCTCTTCCCCTTATATCCAGCATCTTTCCTTAGAATAAGACCCTCCCACTTATTTTCTACTGATTCTTGGATTAAATATTCAAAATGTTTTTGATCTTTAATCAGAGTTTGGGTCAGAATAGTTAGTGTTGGATTATCATTTTTAGATAAAATATCATTAAGATTGGATAGTCTCACACTTAAACTTCTTGAACCGACTCTATCATAGAACTCTTTGGAAGACAATAGATCAAATATTTTAAACACAGGATTTGAAATAGTAAAGTCTTTCTTTCTTATCAACTTCATTATTCCCTGAAAACTCTCTTTGCCCTGATCGTCCAGTAAACAAATTTCTCCATCAAATACAACATCTTTTAAACCTAGAGACTCAATAGCTTCTTGTACCAAGCCAAGAGTTTCAAAGATTTTACCCTGTCGTGAAAAAGTAGTTGTTTTTCCTTTGTCATCAACAACTACTATACATCTTGCCCCATCCATTTTCTGGGAAGAATACCACCTGTCAGCAAAATCCACGTTAGCATCTTCATAACTAGCAGCAAGAGCAACTTCAAAGATAGGAATAAGATCAGGAATAACCTTATTGATAATCTTATCTCCTGCTCTAGTTTTTAGGTCTTTGTCTATGATGCAGTGGATAAGGTCTGAGTATGATGGGAAATTAGAGACAAAAGTATTAATTGCTCCGATAGCATCGTGACCAGTAATCCTTCTTGTTCTGAGATCATCCAGCAAGTCAAATATGTCAACATAAGATGAACCTGTTAGGTGGTTTTTCTTTACCAGATTATCACTAGTCACATAAAATTGATATGTGGGATGATAAATATATCTAACAAGTTTAATTAAATCTTGGCTATGATAGTTAGTCACTAGGTGCTTTTTAAGAATAGCAATCTTATCATTGCTACTGCTTGTGGATTGTAGTTCCACGCACAGATTATTCAAGTCTCTCAACAAGGCTTTTGTGTCCAAGGCTTTTGCATTGACCAAGATCATTATACTTCTCCAATGTTTTTCTATGCGTCTCTTAGTAGAACTCATTCTACCACAGATCAATCGTCTTGTCAAGTATCGGATTGATAGATTTCTAAACTTTAGTTTTTTAGAATAATTCTTTTATAATTTTGCCAGAATTAGCAATCTTCATGGGCCTACCACTCTTAGAAGTAAAAGTAGTTTCAAGAGAAATCCCAAGAGATTTTATAACACTAGCCATTAAATCCTGTGAAGAATATGGCTCTGATATAACATCCTTGCCATCTTCGCTAGTTTCTCCAACCACTAGCCCACCCTTAAATCCTGCTCCACCAACAACAACACTCCAACTCTTGGCCCAGTGATCTCGTCCTCCGTTAGCATTGATATTGG